ATGCTCCCCTTCTCCCCGGAGTCTACATGTACTCCTTTGCCCTGAACAATGACCTGTATCAGCCAAGTGGAGCCATCAACGGTAGTTTGTTCAACAAGGTTGTTCTCCGTCTAACCCTGCAACAGCCCCTGCCCACTGCTGCCGGGATTGCCGCCCAAGAAGTTGTGTGCGTCATAAAGTCAACGGTATTCTCGGCAAACCCTGTGATCGTCACGGCAGCCCAGCAGGCATTGACGGATCCAGTCACCGGGCTTCCCCTGTATCCTCCGGAGACCCTTGTGACAGTGGTTCGCAATACGAATGGAGAAAATGTGATCTTTGCCTACACGTACAATCTGGCCTGCTACGTGGAATCCATCAACTTCTTGCGGATCACGTCTGGTCTTGCGAATTTCGTGTTTGCTAACTAACAATGGGTATCGTGATTAACCAGGCCACGTGGGGAGACGAGAACGCCACCACCGACATCACACAAAGCATGCAAGAGAAGGCAAAACCGGGATATCTCGATTTGATTGCCGACAACTCGCTTGTGCCCGCAATCGATCTCCTGACTGGCTCAAAGAATGTCACACTGACTGACTCAGAAAAGGCTGACATCAAGACACAGGCAACTGAAATCTGTGGGTCGGCTTCGGATGATAGGTGCATTGCATTTCAGACCAATCAGCTCGAGTCTTCAGCTCTTCAGGGAAAAGTGGCCGAGCAACAGTCCTCTGCGGGTATTGTTACGGGACGCCGGCTGACGCTCACGTACACGGACGACCAGACTGGGCAGAAGCGGACAGTGGCAATCCCCGATGGACAAAAAGTAAAGTTTGGAGAGGCGCCAGTCGTCTCAATGGCTAGCTTTACCCCGTCCAACACAATCGTTGGGTTTCTTAGTACGTTCTCTACGTTGGCCATGACCCTGCTCTACGTGTTTAGCATTGGCGCTACCTACCGTTTGTTGGTCATGTCGGGGAACACGATGGTCGCGTATGTGCTGACGGCAATCTCTATTGTGATCCCGTATTCTGGACTGATCTTGACACCGATCGCACTGGGTATTTTCAAGTACATGGAGATCAAGGCGGCTGCAAAAGTTGTTCCTGTGTAAGAACAATGTTCCATCTTGAGTGGATTGCCGCCGGTGTTATTATCGGCATGTTGATTGCATGTATCTTGATTCCACCGACCCGAAAGCAAATCGCGGTGCCCACGCCGTATGATACAGATATCTTCCACACAGACACGGGATGTGTTCGTACCAATGCCATCGAGGTGCCGTGTGGCGCTGAAGCTGATTCTCTCAATCTTCTCGCAAGTAAGTAATGCTTGACATCACAAAAGGAATCGAACGCGCCAGTCCCTTTTTTTCGTTTGTGATTGGGTTGGGGATCTCCGTCTTGCTCTTTCATCGGAACTACGGCACTCAGCGGGTTCTGGGTGTCCCTCTGAAGGATGTAGAAGCAAAAACAGTCAAGGTAGATGGAAAATGTTATAAATATCGCGTGGAAGATGCAACGTGTGAAATCGTGTCTCCTTCATAAACAATGGACGACCAGACCTCGCTCGACGCCCTCTTGCCCTCGCCCCAGCTTCCTCAGTCTATGCCACCGATGGCCGGTGTCTCCGGTTCGGATCACATCCAGCGCACCCATATGGTGCCCTCCTTTAAGCCGTCGCTCCCAATGATGCGAATGATGTGGTCCAACTTGACACTGTATATTTCCTTCTTTCTTGCCACGGTAGTGCTCTCACTGTCCGCACCGCGTGACTTACTGTTGAGGTATGTCCCGAATGCATATACATCGGGTGGTGTAGTGTCGTGGCAAGGTGCTGGAGTGCTGGGAGGAGCAGCAGTTGTGGTGTCCCACTTACTGAATGTATTCCTGCTGAGTTTCCTGGGTTAAAATGGATATAGAGTGTGGAAGGAATATCACAGTAATGGTTGTTCCAATTCTCTCCGACTTCGATGTTGCTTGTATTCTGCGTGTAGCTGACAAGTCCGTTGACTGCCGGTTGTACGCTGCAAACGTACTGTACACTGAACTGATTGAAGTTGCTAAGGCTGTAAATTTGAAGTCCAGATTCCGGCATGACGTCTATCATGGACGTAGTACTCGTTTCATTCTCACTCAACTTCCCCCCTACCGTCAGGTTCAAGAGATGCTTCTTTCGACGGAGGACATTATAAATTCTGAGATGGTCTTGGCTCGACTCGAGAAAGGATGTGGCCAGTACGTACAAGCTTCCTACGAGGTAGAGAATGGCGGGCATATCAACGTGTATCTTGAGTTTGTTCTTCCGCGGAAATCCGTTTTAAACCCCGAAGACGATACGTCAGAGATCAATATCCCTACCGCCTCCGAGGAGCTTGAGGCACGACGCCTTGAGAAGGAGACCAGCTGGTAAAATGGATCCAGATTTGGCAACTAGACTTGACCACAGAATGGATTCCCTCATGAAGACACTCCTTGAACGCCTTGCAGAGTTGGAGATGCGCACAGCTAAGTTAGAAGCAGAGATCGAGCACCTGAAGTTTCTGCTTCGGCAGAAGAACGTCATTCGCGAGCAGGAGTATCGACTCCATCATGGTTAAACACTAGCCACTCAAGAGAAGTATGTTCCTCCGACCCGTGTATTTGCAACAACAACCTGCATGGTTTTCTTCGCGAATCCTAGTCGGTGCCGGTGAGATGCTCACCCCAGCCTTTAAAAGAAAAAATAACATTACTCACGTGATCAACTGCGCATTTCCAGACGATTCACCTTTTTGGTTTCGAAATGCGTATCGGGATAACTACCTGGGACTGAATGCGATCGATACAGTCAATGCAAATATTTTAGACTGGTATCCGGCGTTTGAAGAGAGATTGACGGCATTTTTGCGTGCACCTGGATCGGCTATCGTTTTTGTTCATTGCCAGTGCGGTATCAATCGATCTGCCTTCTTGACTCTGACCTATGTTACAACACATTATGGGCTTCCCTACGATCAAACATTTGCATCGTTGAAACGACAGCGTCCATGTATGTTTACAAATCCGGTCTTCAGGAAGCAAACTGAAGAGTTTGTAAATGGACGTCTTCAGAGCGCGTTAACTCTAACGACATCCGACGCACTTGAGAAGGAGACGTCGTGGTAGATTTTCCGAACACACTATAATGGACTCGAAGCGGTGTATCTTCCCACCCATGCCGTTGACGCAAGCTCAAACAGAAGGAGGTGACACACGCCGATTCAGACGGGATGAACCGATCTGCGTTCGTGTCGGCCCCACGGACGACGATATCATTTTTACACGCTATATCCGTCCCGGTATTAATATGACTAGACAGACCGGCGTTTTTTTTCACCACACAAAGTTGGTCTATAATGGTCGCGTTGTTGATCGATTGGGTGATGCGACCGAACGAATTGATTGGTGGTATGAAGTCGGCAAATTCGCTCACCTTGTAAGTCCAACCGCAGTCAGGAAGGTTGCTGAAGCAAAGAAGCTGCCCGATGAACTTGAAGACTATATCACCGGAAAACGCTCGAAGTTTCCCAAGGGGTTTGGTACCAGTGGTGGACGTAAGACACGGAAGTCTCGGTTAAATAGAACTCGCCGTAGATGAGTCATTGTTGGGATTGAAGAAACAGCGGTCTTCAGGAAGCAAACTGAAGAGTTTGTAAATGGACGTCTTCAGAATTCGAAAGACGAGGGAGCTGGGAGGGAGCGGATCGTCGATGGGAACTCTGGACTCGGTTCATCGGGAGCAAGTACAGGGACTACGTGATTCGGGGTCTAAGCAGGTCGAGTTGCAAGCAAAGTTAGATACCCTCCGAAGTCAACGTGAAACGCTGAGCACATCAACTGAGCTGACAGAGATTGTCAAGTGTTCACAGGTGGATTCGCAGATTCGCGAGATAGAACAGGAACTTTCTAGGGCAAATCCAGTTGAGGATTACTATATGAAAAATATGGACATCTTGATGGATTATTATGGGAAGGAATCCGTTCCTTCTCAGTCTGTCCCGCTCCCAAAAGAAACCAATACTTTCCTCAAGTTCTTTGTCGCAAATACGCCCGCCGTGGATGCCGGTTTATCGAAGAAGCAGATCTTTGACGAGTATGTTGCCCGGATGAAGCTTTCGAATGGACCGGAAGCTACGCAACTCTTGACGGAGCACTGTGTTGCGTGCAATGTGGCGCGGGAGGAAATCAGTTCGGAAGGTATTCTGGTGTGTCCGTCGTGCGGATCGGAGGAGTATGCGTTGGTTGTGAGCGACTTCCCAAGTTTCCGTGACCCACCCAAGGAGCGGAACAACTACGCCTATAAGAAGATTAACCATCTCAATGAGATCCTTAATCAGTTCCAGGCGAAGGAATCCACCATTATTCCCGAAGAGGTGATGAATGAGGTTGTGCTGGAGATCAAGAAGCGACGCATTGACAACATTGCAGACCTGTCGGAAGAGGACACGCGTCAGATCCTGAAGAAGCTGGGACGTTCCAAGTACTACGAGCATCGTGCTCACATTCTGAGCCGACTCAATGGAAATCCGCCCCCGACCATCACCCCTGAAATCGAGGAAAAGGTTCGGGCAATGTTTCAGGAGATTCAGGCACCGTTCTTGCTATACTGTCCCAACGATCGCACGAACTTCTTGTCGTATTCCTACATCTTGTACAAGTTCTTTGAGCTGCTGGATTTGGATGAGTACAAGGTGTTCTTTCCTTTGTTAAAAAGTCGTGACCGGTTAATCGCACATGATCAGATCTGGAAGAAGATCTGCGACTACCTAAACTGGGAATTTATTCAGAGCGTATAAATAAATGTCGCGGTTTCCATACGCTCAGTATCCGCAGCCACCAAATGACTCCGAAATCAGCCCCATAAAAAATGCAATTCCGGCACACATACCTGGGATTCCAGATGATCAACTCGTTTCCTTTAATGACTTAAAAGTTGGTTACTATTACTATTTTTCATTTCTAGAGCACACAGGTGATGAAGATGATGATGCTGTTGGATGGGGAAATCCAATATTTGTGCCATCAATTTATTCTGGTCGGCTCGTAAAAAAGAGGAACGTACGCCTGCCACCCGGTACTAAAGTGGCTGATTGGGACAATCTGAAAATGTATCGCTGGATAGAGCCGCCCGACGAGGGAATCGGCGAGGAAGTTCGCATTCCCTACCCAGACTTCAATACACTCAGCACTACGACCACAGGATACTTTCCTATGGTCGAAATGAATAGAAAAGTTGACTTGAGACGTCAAGCACGCGATCTGGCAAGCGGCGAAGTAGCGGGGATTCTCCGTCACCGTGACAAGACAAAGGGACTCGTTGAAGAAGGAACTGCCCTTGATCGAGCAATGGCAAGCGGAATCTTGCCCAGTCAGGTGGGTCAGTTTTTGACCGATGACAAGAATATTCACAAGGGAAGTTTTGGCGAAGTGAAGCAGAGTCTTCGTAATATTGGCGAGAAGCTTAAGAATGAGGGTGGTCGTCGTCGCCGCAAGACCAAACGCCGTGCACGGAAAACTCGTCGTCGCGTATAAACAATGGCGGCGCTGACTCCAGCTGAAAGACAGAAAGCGATCGCCCTGTATAAACAGTGGATACCGCCATCAGGAGCGGATGGAGAGGCAGATCAACTGCACCCTTTCTGGGAAACGACAAGTCCACTTCAAGTCGTTAAGGCTGCATTCAGTCGCATTTTTGGTCAGCTGACTGATGTTCGTGCCAGGGCAGAGTACCGAAACGAACTCCGCGATGAAGAATACCTTCTCAACCGGTATGATGATCCTCGTGCCATCGAGATCACCGTCCCTCTTGGAGATGGAGATCTGTTGGATCTTGATGCCCCGCAAGCCGACCAAGACAAGCTCGATCGCGCAATTTTTGAAATACTTCGCGCGGGATTCAGTGATCTTGATGCCGATCATCCTCCCAATGGACCTGTTATCGACGTCAATCGCGCTGACCTTCTTCCCCAAGAACCAATTCTGTATACCGACTACGAAGAAGGACAGCATATTATTCAGATTCAGGGCAACCCCAACTGGGTCTTTGATGCTGAGTCTCTCTGGAGCTATTGGAAGCCACGTGGTAGAAAGACAAACCCACTTGTATCTGGATTCAATGGACCTGCTTTGCCAGACGATCAGATCAAGTATGGTACCCTTCACATCATAGAACCTAAGGGAGGTCGTCATCGTCGCAAGACGAAGAAGTCCAAACGCCGGGTCCGGAAATCTCGTCGCCGTCAATACTAATGGCATACGAATCCGATCCTGAAGACCCGATGAACTTTGACGTGCACACTGACGAAGACTATGGTGCTCGGTTTTACAAGACCGACAACGGGTTTACGTTGGAAATCTTTACGCCCGTGTTTCGCGCGAATCTCACGGGAGACACATTGCCGGATGTAAAAACAGACACTCGGATTGGATGGAGGTCTGGATCTGAACTCGAAGCCCGCGACGACGAAACGAGAGAACTTTTTGCCGAGATTGTTGCGAAGTTTTCACAGGGTGGTCGCCGTCGCCGGTCGCGGAAAACTCGTAGACGTCATAAGTAATGGAGACGGCCGTGAGCGGTTTAACAGTTGGAGCTTTAGGATTCGTCGCCATACTCACATTCAGTGTACTTTCCATTGTTGCATACGCAAAGTATACGGGAACAGATGCCGAAACCAACGTCAACAAGTACAAGGAACACTGTGGTCCGGGCACGTTTTGTAGCGATGCTATGGTTGGCCTTCAGAAGGGAGGAAAACGCCGCCGGTCGCGGAAAACTCGTCGTCGCGTATAATAAATGCCGTTCTCTCTGTTTGGTAAAAACAAAAAGGTTGCCCCCGCTCCTCCGCCACCCGATGTAGTTGAGCAGAAGTATATTACGGCGGCAATTCAACAGCTGGTGGCGGAGGGAAAGAGCCAGAAGGGACCCAATGGCGAGGATGTTGTTGATGAGATGGCGAAGATGTCTCGTGCAATCAAGCTTCAGAATGAAGATCGCAAAGCCAAGACGTGGAAGGGTGGTCGTAGTCGTCGTCGCCGTGGGTCCCGTAAAACTCGTCGCACACGTAAAAATAAGTAAGTAAATTTGGGTTGGGTGTGTCTAGTGCGTAACAACGCGGGCCTGGTCCTCTAGGGACAGCTTCTTGTACGTCAACCACGCCGTCCGGAACAAGTCCTTCACCACGGTCTTGGAC